CAAGATAGACTGGTTTTTGGTGGTTCGCGCGATTGGCCGTCTGGCATATGGATGTCGCGTGTTGGTGCGCACAATGATTTCAACGTCGGAACGGGTTTGGATGATGATTCAATTTTCATAACTTTATTATCACAGCAACGCCAGCAAATTTGCAGTGTTGTCAGTGGTGATAATTTACAGATTTTAACAAATGTTGGCGAATGGGCGATTTCTAACAAGCCCCTTACACCGTCATCCGTTGATATCAAGCAGCATACTTCAATAGGTTCTTCTATAACAAGGTGTCTTCCACCACAACAGATAGAAGGCGCAACTGTATTTATGTCTGGCAATGGGCGCGACATTCGTGAATTAAGTTTAGATGAAATTGGTGAAAATTATAATGCGAACGATTTGTGTTCTTTGTCCAAGCATTTATTACAATCACCAATTGATATGGCGTATAACATAAACACACATCAATTGTTTGTGGTCAGAACTGATGGTGTAATTGCGCTTCTTAAACAGAATGCATCACTGGGCATCAGTGCCTGGGGAACTTATAAAACGGACGGCAAATTTTTATCTGTTTGCGTATGTGATAACAAAACATATGTTGTTGTTCAGCGATCTGATAATATATATTTAGAATATTTTGATTCTATGGAAATGTATGATTGTGATACACATAGTTATTCATTTACCGCATCCAGTTTGCCATTTCGTTCATCGAATCATAACGCGCACAAGGTAAGAATTCGAAAACTAACCGCACGTGTAATAAACACAAAATCCATTTGCATAAATCAGCATAACGTATCATTACCCAACGAAATATATTCTGCCAACGCCCCTGGGTATAATGGTGATATATCAATAAACTTGTTGGGAACTATCCAAGACACTATGAATCCAGTCTGGACGGTACATGGCACAGACGCATACCCAGTCAATATAATTTCTATGACTGTTCACGGTTGGTATTGCGTATAAATATTAATAGTTTAACCAAAGGAATAAAAAATGGGACAAATTGTATCCGATGTAACAGATTTGCTAGATTACAAAGACGCCAAGAAAGCGGCCAAAACGCAACGCAAAGAAATATTGTCGCAAATGGCATCAGATGAAAAGGAAAAAATAAATTTGGTAAAAAAAGCATTGGCAACACAGCGCGCAAAATTCGGCGCATCTGGTATGTCAACATCTGGCATCAGCGAAGGCGCGGTATTAAAGCGTCTTGAATCAGAAACATCTGCGCCATACGAAGAAAAGCGCAAGTCGAATTTGAAAAAATTAAAATCTACCAAGGCCACCAAGCCAAATTTATTAAAAACATTATTATCAAGAATTGATGAATTAGTTTAATAAGCGGGGGCACTATGTATAAAATATCATATACATCAGACGGAAAAACCACAGAATATCCCTTTGCTTTTCCTTTCTTTCAAATTGCAGATATCCATATCGCATTGGAAGAACTAGAAGGCGCAGAAAATCAAAGTTATTCTGTTATTCCAAATGATGATTTTTCAGGCGGCAAGGTTGTTTTTGACGTTGCTCCACCTGTGGGAATAAAAATAGATATCTTTCGTCAAATATCATTGTCGCGAATCATAGACTATCAACCAACTAAAAAAATAGACCCAGAAAATTTAAATTCTGATTTCAATTTTTTATTGGCTGCATTCCAAGATTTGCGTGCCGTTGATATAGATTTGTCCAGTTGGTCGAATACACACGACAACATAAAATCACTAATAGAATACACGCTATCTGTTGTGGAAGACAAATTATCTGGTGGTGGGGTATTGGGGCTATATCGCAATTTGCTAAGTGTTTTGGACAATGCATTACCTAAATTAATAAATGATTATGGTTATGTAACAGATAGTGCACCAAACGAAAACCGCGATGACTACGGAATTTTATAGTTTTCTGGATGAATGGAATAGGGTGCTTGGGTTCAAGACACCCGCCCATCATCGCCAGATAATGGAATTTTTGGTAGATATATTTAATTCTTCGCCCCATCGTGGATTGTTGATGGCGTTTCGTCATTCTGGCAAATCCACAGTGGTTGGTATTTTTGCGGCATGTATTTTGTATTTATATCCACAAACACGAATTTTAATATTATCTGCGGAAAGTAATTTATCAACACGTATGGTTTCGCACATCAGGCATATCTTGGAAAATCATCCGTGGTGCCAAGACCTGATTCCAACAAATAAAAAAGAATGGTCTGCCGGTCGTATAACGATAAATCGTCCAATTGGTATTCGCGAACCATCCGTTATTTGCCAGGGAATACACGGTAACATAACTGGAATGCGTGCCGATTTAATAATATGCGATGACGTAGAAGTCCCAAACACATCAAACACCCCACAAAAGCGGGCGGATTTACGTGAAAGATTACGTGAACTAGACTTTATTCTGTCCCCCACGGGAACAATGATTTACATTGGCACGCCGCATACGCACGATACGATATATAGAACCCAGTAAGATTTTATTAATTCAAAGAACTAATAAAAGTGCGCAGTTTGCCCAACAATTCGGTGCCCGCGTTTCCGAACATCGGCAGATAAGTTTCATATTCTGGCATATCAGATTGCACCATTGCGCGAACCCTATCAGAAATAGGATTTGCGATAATGCTATTTGCGCTATTCCATAGTCTATATGCATTATAAGTTTGATAAATCTGATTCCATTTTTCGCTTAGATTTGGTTTTTCAGAAACGATTGCACGCATTGCAACGGGCCATTCTTCGCCAAATAATTTTACAACGTCTTGCGATTGAAAATATTTCAATCCCGCTTCATCAGGTGTAAAATTATTAATTGCATATTCCAAATCGGTCCATTGTTCTTGTGTTAATTTAATTGACGGCGTATCTTCGGCCATCATACCGCCATATGGTAACAAGTCCCGTTCGATTGTATGCATAGGCGTTTTACCAGACTGCAAATTTTGAATATGTTTAATCAGTGTTTTTCCATTTGGCATTTCTTGCAATTCACGAAAAACATCATCTGTTGCTTCGTTAATAAAAACCTGATTTACGGTTGCCCATCCGCCAATAATAACGTGGGCCTGGCGATACAGATTCAATAATCGTAACGCAGTTGTACGAATGGTTGCTTTCATATTTGCCTCTCTCCTGAATGTTTCAAGTTTATGGATTATTCCATAATAATCATAACAACCTTGTGCATTGTCTGGCCGGTAATTTTTTCTTCTGGCGAAGAAACGTATCCGTACACTTTGCCTTTGGAATCACGACGAACGCTAACGATATTTGCCGCAACACTTGTTTCTGTGTCCAACGCATCGAAATCCGCATCAATACAGACGGCCATATCACCAACTTCTGGTTGTTTTGTTGAATCGACAAATATATAAGACTTTTCAGGTATAAAACCGCCCAATCGTTTTACGTTTGGCATAACGGCATAAATACCCTTGTGTCCTTCAAGTGCTTCTGGTGCGACAATCATAGTTTTATCGGACTTTTTCAATGTGATAGTTTTACCGGCGGGTATTCCAAACACAGGCACCAATTTTTTACGTGCACTGTCATATAGTTTTGCACCATACAAACTGCCCTGCATATCGATTCCAGACACAGGACTACCCGGGATAAGAACAGATTTAACACGTTCTTTGACCTTGTTAATTTGTTTTGTCAGTTCACCAGATTTATACAAATCGGCGATTTTATCGAACATTTGTTCTGCGCCCATTGCAAAAGATTTTGCCAACGGTTCGATTTCATTTTGATAAATCTCGCGTTGTCCGACTTCGATTTTATGATAAACAGACAACGTCATACCGGCGTCTTTGGCGGCGCGCGCAATAGTTTTGCCGGACATTTGGCGGATTTTTCGCAAACCACTACCAAATATTTTCAGTCCATTATCTTCGTTATCGTTCATACGTCTTTTGATTTCGTTTTGCCACTGATCTGCGACATCATCAGATTCTTTGATAAAGATATCAGATAATTTGCAACCCAAAATATTACAAATGTTCAGCAACTGTTTTTGATTCAGGCGTCGTACACCTTTTTCAATTTTTGAAACTGCGGACAAAGACAACCCAGTCTTACGCGCCAGTTCGGTCATTTTCATACCGCTTGCTAAACGAATGTTTCTGATATTATTTGGAAAAATTATTTCTTCTTGGGCCATGGCTAAACTCCTAAAAACTATTTCTTGACAAAATAATAGTCAATTTTTAGAAGTTTCGCAAGTAAAATAATTCATTTTACAACGGCATATCGTCTGGGATTTCATCTGGGTCGATTGCGGTTGGCATTGAATCTGGGTCGGGCGCCAGCGCACTGGCAGAGATAGTTTGTGCCGGTTGTGCGAATTCATTATCGCCACGTGCGTCAAATTCGTCCAAATTATCGAATAAACTATAATCGCCAAAGAACGCAGTCCGCACAGTTTCTGGGCGTCCATGTCGGTTTTTGCCGATAATGATATCTGCCTTGCCGCGTGCGCGTTCCAGTCGTTTTTGCCACGATTCAACCATTGCGTTATTTGTTGTATTTGACAATCGTTCGGACGGATCGCGATTTTGCAGATAATATTCTTCACGATATGTGAACATAACAATATCGGCGTCTTGTTCAATAGAACCAGATTCACGCAAGTCCGCCAACTGTGGTCGTTTATCATCACGCGCTTCGACACTACGCGACAACTGGGACAACGCGATAACAGGAACATCTAATTCCTTGGCCAGCATTTTTAGTCCACGTGTAATTTCAGAAATTTCCTGAACGCGATTTTCGCTGCGTTTACCGCCTGGGGACGTCATCAATTGTAAATAGTCGATGACGATTAATGCAATTCCGCCGTGTTTACGCGCCAATCTACGTGCGCGGG